TCCACCCGCCATTGCTTCACGAAATCTTCGTGATGTTAGTCCACTATCTTTTTTAGTTGCAGGAGTGTTAAATGGCACGACAAATGCACCACCTGATGACATCTTTGCACCAACCCACTCAGTGCCATGACCAATGAATGCTGTTGTCTTACCATCTAATGATACAGGATATCCAGACATAGGACCATTTATCCATCCACCTTTTGCTTTACCTGTAAATTCACGACTTGCTGAAGTCTGAATTCCATCACCATATTCTAGAGTAGCATTATATGCTTTTTCAAGTTTTAGAAGTTTCTTATCATATTGGGATGGGTCAAACGTACCACCTCGTGCTTCTGTTATCCTTTTATCATTCCTTTTTTTCTTTTCTATTAACGCTATCTGACTCTCATAATTATGCTGATTAGCTGCTACAATGTCAATACCTTTACCTTGAGTGCCATCAACAACTTCCTGTAATCCTGTTTCTGGGTTTCCTTTTCTCGTGTATGACATCGAATCACTAATTGATGGTTTCGTTGTTTTTGTTGTTTCTTCTTTTTGTTTATTGGGTGAAAAGAATTTCAATACTGCTGTCAGTGCTTTTAAACCTAAGAATAAAGGTGAGAATAATGTATTAACACCAATTCCTATGATTTTAGTAATCATTGGCATATGTGGCTCAATGAAATCTAAGATTCCATTCATAGCACCACCAAGTGCTTCAAAGAATCCAGCTAGACTATCTTTTATAGGAGCCATTATATCATTAAATGCCTTACCTATCATATTAAAATATCTTCCTATAGGCTCAGTCAGAGGTTTTAACATCTTACCAATACCTCCACCTACCTTTCCACCAAGAGCACCTCCTGCTGCTCCCAGTAACATTCCTCCTACAGGACCACCAATAGCATTACCTAACATAGCACCACCAGTTGCTCCGAGTCCTGCACCTGTTGTTGCTCCTAGTGTTTCTGGGTCTAAACCTTCACCAGACATCATTGACCCTATGATTCCTACACCTAAACCAAGCCCTGCACCAAGTCCTAACTTTGCAAACTTATTACGATGAAACATACGCAACATGTCCATCTTCTTGCCTGCCTTAAACATTCCAGATATTGATTTACCTAAAGCTCCTATTACCCATGCAAAAGCACGGACTGTGCCTACTGGATTCTTAAGGAATGCTAGTGATACAAATAATGGTGCTGCTGATGCAAGAAATTGTAGTGACCCAATTAATCCTTTCAGACTAACAGGATTCTCTAAAAACTTAATCAATCCATCCATTGCAGACCCTGCTAGGAATGATGACATCTGTAACAGGAATTTACCAACGCTGTTTAAAGTTTTAGCGAGTCTTTGTATAGAGTCTGGATTCTTAGCTAACCAAGTTAACGCAGCAAATCCTGCTGTTGCTTTGAATAAAAATCCTGAGAATCTTACTAGACCTGAGAATAATCCACCAAATGATTTTTGAGTACTCTCTCCAAATTGTTTTCTTATCTTTTTAAATAGGGATGGTTGTCCTATCTCTGAAGCATTCTCTGCTTCATTTCTTTTCTCTAACTGACGTCTCCTTTGCTCATCCTTTATTTTAGTCTTTTCTCTTGTTTTATCATCTACAATTCCTTTCTCTTGGATTTTTATAAGTTTGTCTGCACTCTTTATTTGCTTAGCAACTGACAATCTCATAGATGATGTCATACTCTGCACACCTAGAGCAATACCATTGACAGATGCACCTAAAGAGTTTATACCACTTATAACAGCAGACATTCCCTTCCCAAAGTCTTCCTTCATGAATGCCAACTCTTTTGTAGTTGACATGCCCTTATATTTTTCACCACTCTTCATCCCCTTATAAGACACCATCTTATAAAGAGTTGCTTTAGATACTTTTGTAGTGGGTTTGTCTGCCATTTACGTAAACTCTGTTAGCATAGGACCTTTACCATTCTTATATACAATATTAGGTACTGCTCCACCTACGTTATTTATGACTGGTTGGGTAATAGTTTGAGTAAGTACTATCACATCACGAGCCATCTCTTCATCTGCATCCCTTTGTGCCTTTTGTTGGAATGTAGTATCAGTTAGATTCATCTGTGTATCTTTTGCCTCAGATGGTTTGATACCAGATAAGTCCTTAACTTTATTAGAAACCTTATCCTTGAAATTTACAAAACCATTAAAAACTGTCATTGCAGCTTTATCTGATAACGATAAATCGTTTTCTTCATATTTTGGTTTAGTAATTTCTTTTATACCTCTAGGTGCTTTCCACATCCATATATCATTCTCTGGTGACTGGTCTTGGAATACATCTTTCTTCATAAGATATGATTTACCCACACCTTCAGTCTTACTGTCCTGTGAATTTTTCTTTATCCAGTTACCACCTTTACCTAACTGTCCAAATGGGTCATGCACAATCCATCCAAGAGGTGAATATCCTGTCAACATAGCCCAATGACCACTACCTGTATACTTCATTCCAAGAGGTACTGGGTATCCATCATCTATTTCTTTTTTCAAGTTATTATATCCCTGCACACCAGTCTGTAACTTACTTTCTATGCCATAATCTTTTAACGCTTTTTGTTGTGCAGACGCACTTGTAGATGACCCATACTTACTCCTTGTCTTATTATATTCTTTTGTAGATACATTATTACTTGTTAAGTAACTTGTCCACATTGCCATGACAGTAGAATAGCACTGCGTATCACCTTTACGACCAAGTGGGTCGTCATCATTTGCTCTCTGGTTGTAGTATGGGACTTTTAATATCTTTCCACCCTCTGCCATTTCCTGCTTTCTTTGAGCTGGATTATGTCCTGCAATACTAATCATTGTATCCATTAAGGATAGTAAACCACCCCCTGCCATTTCTGGTGGTTTTTCCTCTTTATCTTTACCAGTAAACACTCCAGCTGGATCCCACCATGCTTTCTTCTTCTTGCCATCCTTATTCTCAGGATTCATATTATCCAAATCAAAGGCATTAAGTGTTAAAGCATCAAGAAATCCTGCTGCCATACTCTTGGGATCCATCAATCGTTTAGCATTGTCAATAACAAATTTTACTGTTTCACCTATCGCTTTGAATCCCATGCTGAGGACAAATCCAGTGAAATCTCTTAATGGTTTTGTATGTTTAAATAACAGACTACCAAGACTACCTAGAATATTAAACACTTCACCAAGTACAGGTCCTAGATTATCAATAAAAGGTTTATATAATGCTTTCGCCATTTCAAAATACATACCAAATGCTCTTTTTATAGGCTCAAATATAGGTTGTGCTAACTTACCAAATGATTTTCCAACCCATTCACCTAAGAAACCACCGATAGCACTACCAATCATAGGTGCAAAAGGTCCTAAGAAAGGTGCAACTGCTGTTAATGCTGCAGCACCCGCTATACCTCCAACTGCCTGTCCTACACCCGCACCTATCGCAGACCCTGCTTCTTCACCTTGAGAAAGACCAGTAGCAATTCGTAATCCTCCACCAAGTACACTAAGAGCACCAGTTACTTTTGCAGGATTTCCTTTGACAAACTTGCCAATACCCTTAGTCATCTTACCTCGACCAATCCTAGCTCTCTGTTGCAGTTTTGATAACGGTCCTTTCTGTCCTTTATATTGTGCTTGAAATCTCTTATCAAATTGATTCCGATATAAATCGGACTTCATTCCTTTTCCTGCTTTGGAAGCACGTTTAGAGTCAGCTCTCTGAGCCGACTTCTGCATTGCCTTATATTCTTTCTCTGAGTATATAACTCCTGTCTTCCTATCTCTATAACCACCAAGTCTTGCCTTCTGACTTGCTTTGATTTCCTCTGTGGTCATTGCAGTCCTATCCATCATATTATTGATACCTTTCATATCAGATATCAATTTCCATGGCATAACAAGATACTGTGCAGTCCTTAGGGCAGCGATACCACCAATTATCTGGAATACACCAAGAAATTTACGCATTCCTCTCTCAACAGCACCCTTGTCACTATAATCACCAAATACATTGGTAAGACCACTTAATACACCACCTACCCCAAGTTTTACAATATTAAATCCAAACTTACCTATAGCGAACACAAATCTTCCTAGTTTTGCAATCTGCTCAGGATTCTTTCCTATAAAATCTAATGCCCCAAATATAACAAACCACTTTATTATACTACCAATGGTTTTGTCCATGAAACCAAATAGTTTCTTTACTGGTTTGCCAATTCTACCTATTAACTTATCTGTTTTTGTCTTTGCATCCTTTACACCATCTTCTGCTGAGTCTTCTGCCTTTTGCCTTCTTCTAACACCAAACATTCTACGAAGACGTTTCTTATATGCCTCATAAAACTGATTCTTCTGTTTGGTCTCTTTCTTTACTATCTGTATCTGAGACAGTGTTTTATCTGATAAGTAATCAGCTTGGAATTTTAACATATTCCTTTGCTGATTTACATTTGACCCAATACCATCAGTAACAACACCTGTACGATTGATGCCCTTTCTAAGTTCATTAAAAGCAACCCCTATACCAGTTTTAGAGGAAAACTTATTAATAGTAACAAACTTCTTAAGTCTCATAAGGACATACGATTGTTTTCTGCTTTTTGTCTTGCTTCTTCATCTTTAATGAATTGCAGAAGTAAACTCACATAAACATCACGTTCCCATGGCATCATGTTCTCTAGCTCAGTGAGACTATACTTATGATGCTGCATCAATGCGAAATTAGTCTTGTAGTAATTCTCAAGACTGTCGTGCATTAATGCTACTCGAAAAAAGACGCTAACCCTTCTAACACTACTTCACTTTTGACTTTAGTCTTTGGATTATATACTTCAATGGTATGAGATAGTTTTGGCATGGTCTCAAAGAAACCTTGCACTTTAGCAAACTGCTCAGAATTCATGTTTTCTAGAAAATCTAGTGCTTCTTTGTGAGAAAATGAGTCATAAACCTCTTCATCATCATATACTTGGTCAATACATGATGCTGCCATTTCAAAAATGTCTTCAACAGATGGGTTTTCACTCATATTCTGTTGAATAAACGCATCCAGTGAAGGATACTTCATAACAATACCAAGTTTATCATCTAATTTGATTTTCTTGTCATGACCATCAGGAATAGAGACTTCAACTTCTTCTAGAGGGATTTCAACTGTTATCTGTGTTTCGTCATCATCAGGTGCAGTGATTTTAAATTCACTCAATTCACCAACTGCTTTTGCTCTGATACGGAGGAAAATGTATTCAATCTCGAAAGTAGCAAGTTTATCAACATTACTCTTTAGATTTGTGCAGTTTTTGATAATAGTTTTAACCGCTTTGACCATTTGCTTGTTGTCTTGCGACTCCATTGCTAGGTAAAGTAGTTTTTCCTCTTTCACAAGGAAAGGTCGGTATGTAACGTTTGTGCCTGTGACAGGCAACTTCATCTCATACTCAGGTATCGATAGTTTAGGTAAAGGCATAATTAATCATAACTATAATTTTATTTAGACACCCACTTGGGCGGAATCTTTCTGCTCTAGGATAAATCCTAGTTTTCCTGCAATATCATCCGTACTACTTACTGTTATATCGTTGAGTGTTTTTCCAAATTGTACACTACGATTACCAACTTTGTCAAATCTATACCTTTCAAAGAAGAAGTTAACTTTAAGTAAGACTAAATCTGCAGGTCCGTTGTTAAAATTTTGCTCAGACATATCATATGGAAATGCACCATATATCTGCCATACTGCAGATGAGCGATTTAATCTCGTTTGTGCGTTTTTATATGGTATGTTTGGAGTCTCATATACGATATTTGACCCATTCTCCCACTTTAATACTTGAATTGTAGATGTATACTCTTCATACATACCTACTCTATTTTCTTGGTCTGATGCTGTAGACTGCATCCATGTCTCAAAGAAATCACGATGATATTGGTCTCTTGTTACTAAAAATTCTACCTGTAAATCACCAAATGCTGTGTTAGTAGCATATTTACGTGAAACACCAACATCTCTAACCTCACTGGTTGTAACTCTTCTACCAGGTACTGTTACACTACTTGCAAAGTAATTTATTGCATCATAGTGCTCCTGTGTTTGCCTTTGTGTCCCAAATACACTTTCTTTTAGAGCAACACTCGGTGGTATTGTCATCTGCAATGAGAATAGATTGGACTTTGATGGGGTTTTATACCCCGACATCACTTGGTCTTTAAATCTGACAAATGAATTAGCTGACATTAGACTCTACTCCATATAAAACTACTTGGGATTTCAACGATGCGACCCATGACATCCCTAACAAATTGCTCCACTGGTAATGGTATGAAGTTAGCAAGTTGCTCTTTTGGCACTATGTAAATATTTGTAGCTGTTGACATAAAGTATTTATGGTGGCAACGCTTGGGATATGCTTGTGTGCCTGATGACCACGAAGATGCCACTCCCTGTCTTACTGATGGACGTAAATAATGTAAATTTCCACCCGAAAACTGTCTCTTATTATAGTCTACGTCACTTACAAGTGTCATAGGATATGTATCATAGAAAGGCAAGAGTTCTGTCTGAGCAGCATATCTGTAGAATATAATATCACCTACTGCGAGAATACCACTCTGTGGTTCGAGTTTACTCACCAACTGTGCACGATACCAATCTTTTGACTTGGCTTGACCCCCTGTCGTGTCTTTTATGTCTGAGAATACAGTCATACCTTTAATTCAAATTCAGTGAGTATCTTAAATTGCATGCGACGGTCTTTACAATAATCGACTGCTGCTTTCCATTTCGCTTCATTTACAGCATATGTTTTGATTTCTGTTAGATATTTCTTTGTAACTTTGCGTTGTTTTTTGGGAGGTGACGTCTGCTTACTAGGCTTGACCTCAATAATAAACTTCTCCGTCCTCCCAGTTTTAGTTCTTGCTCTGACATAAAAGTCTGGGAAATAGCGATGAACCCTCCTATCAACAGGACTGATATAAGGTATGATGATCTCTTCACTCCCCCACTCCAATACGTTTTCGTTTTTATCACACCAGACCATAAACTTTCTTTCCCACAAACTCCTATAAATAATATTAGTCGGGTCACCTTTGTATTTGAATCTGTTGGTTGGTTTGTATTTCCCCGAATAAGACATAAATAATAAAATGGCAGTAGGAAATTGGTCTAACCCCGCTCAAGGCACTGTTACGAAAGACACTTTAGTGTTTCCTCGTAGCAAACCTTATGGTGCAAACGATAAAAGTGCTGCAAATTCCATTTCAAAAGATAAAATGAATGGAACTGAGGTAGTAGACTACCTTAAGATTACTATTTATGACCCCAAAGAAGGCAATAACAGTAGTTATAACTACTTAAAAAACAATAATGCAAATACTGATACGGTAAAGCAAAGTATATATCTATATTTGCCCAATAAGTTGAAAGAAGGATATCAAGCAAAATATAATGGTGTGAAGTTAGGACCTCTAGGTGGGGAAGCTGTAGCAGCAACCCAAGATGCTATTTCGGAAGGTGGATTACCAGATGACTTTGGTGATACAGTTAAAAACATGGCAAAATCTGGTGTGCCAATGGCAGGATTTAATCTTGGAGCTGGTGCAATCAATAAACTCCTTAAATTTGGTGGTGGTGGAGGAATAGATGGTCAAGGTCTCGCTGCATTAGCAACAGGTAAAGTATTCAACCCATATGAAGAAACTGTGTTTCAAGGTATGGAGTTTAGAAGTCATAAGTTTGATTTCATATTT